CTAAAAAAGACTTTGATAATTTTCAAAAAGACCCTCTCCATGAGCATAGTCCACTAGCAATTCAAAGATATTGTGAAAGAGTTAATGGGTGAATTAAATTAACCATGGGGGGATTTTCCCCCCAACTTTTAAAAAGGAAATAATATGGACTCATTAGAGATAGCAAAACATAATGTTAAACTTTTTCGTAAACATAAAATTAAATTACAAACAACTAAAAACATAATCGCCGATTTATTAAAATCTACATTAACAGCCAACAAAATTTCCAACAGTAAAAAAGAAAAAATTTTGGATTCTATGGAACATCATGTTGATCTGTCGCTTAATATGTATGTTTACTCTAATAATTCTTTAAGAGAATGGGAAGAGGAATTGGAGTATTGGGAAAAACAAAAAAAGAAAAAGAGTTGGAAGTACTGCAACTGCTAGCCCTAGTCAAGGAAGTAGCAACATGAAAGAGCTTCGGCTCTTTCTTGTTCGTAAGAACTGGTTTCAAATAAACCCTCTCCATGAGCATAATTCACCAAGTCATTTCATGTTGCACTGCAGCACAAAAATATTAAAAATAAATTAAAATTAATTTAAATATTGGGAACTTTTATTTTAAATATATTGTCAAACAGTCTTTAACAACAAAAAAGGAAATAAAAAATGTCAGATTTAAAACTAGATGCTACTCTTGCTCTTGATGTCGAAGATATTAAGGATGTTGTGCAGGATATTGTAATTGAAGCAATACAGGATGTTGCCGCAGTTGAGATAGAAGAGGCACAAGCTGATTTAACTAACGATGTTGAAGAGTTAACTAAAAAGGTTCAAGCATTAGAAGCCACTCTTCATAAGTTAACACGTCAGCTTTCTAGACCAATATTTTTAACTCCAGCTAAAGGTCCTATGGAAGGTCAATCAGATTTTTGGGCTACAGAGGAGCCAGATTATCCTAAGTCTTAATCACAACCGGGAGGGTTTATCCCTCCCATTTTTTTTACTTTTGTTCGTAAGAACTGGTATCAAATAAACCCTCTCCTCGTTGTAAAATCTCCAGATCATAAATTCTTCCATGTTGCACCGCAGCACAAACATAAACATAATACAGAACACTGTTACAAAACTAAATTTTTTTAAATTTTTTTTAAATTTTTTTTAAATATTGGGAACCTTACACAAAACACATAGTCTTATTAATTCCTACAACAAAAACAGGAGTTTTAAAAATGGTTGACATTTCAAACGCAGTAAAAAAAGCGAATAATTCGCTTAGAGCAGCAATTGAGAGTGACGTTAAATCCGCAGGTTTATGGGTGAAATCAGCTGCTGAATTCTTAACTTGTTATGGTGCAGGTAATGATAATTATTTTTTACTTGCTAACGTTCCACAAGCAAGAGAACAACTAAACGCAAAGTTTAGTAAAGAGGAGATCAAGTCATTCAAAGATACTTTGAAGGAAATGAGATCCACAGTTGAGAGTATCGCTAAGGAAATGAAACATTCCAACCCACGTCAATGTTGGCAGCGTTTATTTAAATATATGAGGATAGAATCTGGATTAGCCCATTTCAAGCATTTGACAAAGGATAAAAATCCAACTGAGAAATGTAATGCAGCATTTGTCACTATCTCTAAAAATTTCGAGGAGAGTGAGTATTCCGAAGAAATTAAAGAATTGATAAATGATACTATCATTTTGCTGCAAAGGGCAAACCAGTTGAAGTCTACAGACACATAAATTAATCATTTCCTTTCAAGAGCCAGATTTATTCTGGCTCTTTTTTTTATTCTCAAAGCCAGAGAACTGGTGTCAAATAACGGCTCTCCTCGTTGTAAAATCTCCTCATGTTACTAAATTTAAAATCTGTTATAAATCAATCACTTAATCGCAAAACGTAACACTGTTACAAAGTTAAATTTTTAAAATAAATGTTAAATATTGGGAACTTTATAGGTGGTTTCGCGTCTAACATATATGTTCGCAATAATGCGTTCATTTTAACCATTAATATTTTTTGGAGCATATTATGAATGACAATAAAATCGTAACAGCGTTACAAACTGAAATCCGCAACACCATTAAATCCGTAATTACTGCCGATAACAAATGGGTTAAATGTGCTGAGATGGGGCTGTCCATGTATGGCACTGAGAATGGCAACCTATTTGTGGCAGCAAATTCACCAATGGCTAGGGCTAGAATTCTAAATAAGGGATTCAGTGGTGAGGATATTAGGGATTGGAAGAAGGATCTAAAATCCTTAAGGGAGACTGTCGAGGGTATCGCGAAGGATCTTAAGCACTCGAACCCACGCCAATGTTGGAAAAGAATGTTTGAGAAAATGGTGGAACTTTCTGGACTCGATCCTGCATACTTTCCATCTTTGGTCAAAAATTCTACTCCTGCGGATAAGTGTGCCACTGCTCTTAGAACTCTAAGTAAGCACGTGGACGACACTGAGTTTTCCACAGAGATCAAAGAGCAAATTCACGCTCTATTGGCTGATGCTGAATTGGAGGGTATTTTAACCTCAAAGAAAATGTAACACTGTTACATTTGTTCTCGAGGGCTAGGTAAAACCTAGCCCTTTTTTTTGCTTTGTAACACTGTTACAAATAAGAAACTTAAAATACCTCCACTTAGGCAGAACTGGTGTCTGTTAGAAACTCTCCTGTAGTTTGTATCTTATCGAATCTTACCTGTATATTTCCAAAACTTTTGTTTATATATATATATCTTACATTTTTTCATTTATTTTATTATTATTAGTAAAGGAAAATATGAAAACTAAACAGTTAAAATGTGAACTTTGAAAATGAACCATTTTTAGCGAATGTTGTCTCAAAAAGAGCGGCATATTTTTCCCAAGCTGCTGAAATGCCGTGAAAAAATGAAAAAATGAAAGATACTGTATCTATAACAATGTCCTCGGTAAGATACAGAAAGAAATGATAAGATTAGATAAACACTATTATGGAACATAAAAATATGATAAAAAATGACACTCTAGCTGAACCAAATGAGTCTGAACCAGACTACAAAGATAAACTTATCAAGTGGGTTAATAAAAATTCAACTCAGGAAATTGATGGTTGTTGGAACTGGAAAGGCTCATTCGATAGAAACACAAACATAGCCAGATACAAGAACTCCAACGCTAACACTTATATATACAAAAAACTTCATGACTGTGGTTCGGTAGGTAAAGTGCTACGCTCCTGCAAGAACCCTAGATGTGTAAACCCACAACACAGTTACCATACAATTGGTGCAGTATCACGTAGGAAGTTAAATCGTGAGTTAAGATCTGCCCAATCTACTTTAAGCAAACATCATGAAAGTATACTAAAAGATAATATAGAGTCATTAATAAAATCTGCAACTTCCCAGGCGTTGCACGATCTGTTTAAAAAAGAAATTCGCAAAAGCATAAAAGAGTTTTTTACCAGTGAGAGTGAACTGATGCGTGATTTACCTCAGGAGTTAGCTGACAGTGTGGTAGCTGAATTACTTAGAATTAAATTCGACGAGATGGTGGCTAAGAACATAAAACGATAATCAATACGGCAGGAGTATCCAGAAGGAACGAAAAGGCATATTGGGAACTTTATAGTCAAATTCCCGTCTAATATATATGCCCCACAAATAGGGTCATATTTGCTTATGGTAGGTTGTAGTGTGTTTAATGTTTTGTAACACTGTTACAACTTACCATTTTTTAAAACGTAACACTGTTACATTTACTTTTGGAGAGAATCATGTCAAACACAAATGACGGCAACACAAACGACGGAAACACAAACGTAGAGAGTAGGGATAGCAAACTTTTTACAGGTAAAGATCATCACATGGCATTGAGTGTAATACTATCCTCTATATTAACTGCTCAAGGTATTGGTGACAAAGTAACTCAGGAAGGTGATAAGCCACTTGTCTTTCGCAATAAAGATGAATTTGTTCTGCAGTGGGTTGGGATAATCACTAACCTAGCTGATGATTTTGCTACCTTGTTTGAGATAGACAATAAAGACTTTAGTAGAGACAAGTTTTTTGAAACATTAATGAATGGGTTATCTGCCACAGTATCCACTAAAATGCACAAAGCCATTAAAACTGCCCATGCTGAAATACAATCCCATTGGCGTAACGAGGAGGAGAACTGTAGTCCTCTTGCCAGACAGACTGAACTACTAGAAAGACTTAATGCTGTAATCATTGCTATGGATGATAGACCACAACCTAGTAGTGATGAGTCAGGTAGTAGTGATGTAGATATTAACAATGCTCCTCCTACCAATTCAAGCCACTGAGAAGAGACCTAGAAACTAACATTATTTTGTGAGGAAAAAATGGAAACTAGATACAGTAGATACCCCACTTGTTCGGACTGTGGGGACTATTTTCGTAAAGCAAGAGCAGTGCTTGGTTACAAACGTTGTATATCTTGCCAAAATATCGAGGATAAGAAAAATCCAATACGACGTTGCATAGTACCTATGCACAAATCAAACCTAGTAGTGATTACAAATCCTGATGACCTACGCGGCATCAACAACAAAGGGGGGCAAGTAAGATGATAAAAAAGATTGACACTGTGCAATCGCTATTTGCATTTTATGGTTTTATAGCTTCACCGCTATCTCGTAGGAAGATCGCACATTTAATTTGTCGAGGTAAAACCCTTGATGAGATTTATGAAATTGGGTGTGACGTTTATTGTGATGGCTACGCGGCATCAACAACAAAGGAGGGTTAGTCAAATGAAGAACAGTAACACTGTTACAAAAAAAGATGTAGAAGAAGTCTTTGGTAAACAATGTGTAGATGTCTTGGTAAATATCCTTAACAGTCATCACGAGTGCAAAGATTCACATATTTTCATAGGGCAAGAGCATTTTGATATTTGGAAAGTGGTGGGTCAGTACAAGGCGAAATTAATTTGGGCTTACTGGAATACAGAGGAGAACGACAATGGATGAAAATATGAGTGGGGATATTTTAGAAGACGTGAAAACAGGGAGAGTGAAAATAGACAGTGAGAGGTTTAATTCACATCTCCATGATGTACTTAGACAAGATCTTCTTGGGGATTGGAATTTTGAAGTAGCCATAGAATCGGATAACGACTACGATTACATAACTATTAGCGTACCAAAAGAAAAGGAAAAGATGATGGAAGAAAAAGCTAAAGATATGAGTGAAGCACAAAAATGTGATAGTACAGTTACAGAACTAACCTTTGAGTTTCTTGACGATTTAAGGAAGTCTGGCACAACGAATATGTATGGTGCTGTGCCACACTTGATGGCGGAGTTTGGTTTTGATAAAGCTACAGCTAAAGATATGTTAAAAAATTGGATGTCATATAAGAGAGGAGAGTAAAGATGAACTCAATTGACCTTCGCGTAGATGCAAAGCCCTTGAAGAATGCTCTCAAGGAAATACAAGAAGTAACACATAGTAAAGATAACGACATGAAACCTATTGTTACTAAATCAAATTATCAATGTTGTCAAAACTGTGGTTGTAGTTTTATCACTCATCATCATGGCAAGAATTGCGACTACATTTTTTATCATAACCAAGGCAATGAATCACTCAAACGTGTTGGTTGCACTATGTTATACCACAAGATTAAACCTAGCAGTCGTAGGTTTGTTGTTGATACTCTTCGCAAACATGGTTGCACCATTAAATGGGACGGAGATCAATGGACAGGCATTGAAGTTATGGTTCCAAAAGGTAAAGAGGTACTACCGCCTGAATATTGGGTAAAGGAGGAGATTAAAAATGAGACTTACTAAAAAGAGAAGTGAGTTTAGAGATGTATATGAAGATATACCTCGTAACACTGTTACAAAATCAACTTCTTTGTTTCCAGAAGTTAGTGATTATCGCGAACATAACGATTTACCAGATCTTTATGAATTGGAGTACCAACTAGAAAAAAGAGTTTCTCGGTTGGAATCTGAACTGAATAGTGCAAAAATTAGTATAAATATATTAATTTTTATTTGCACTGTTTGTACTTTCATTATTGGTTATTTCGGAGGAGATTTTTTCTTTCATAATTTTGGAGGTTTTTAAAATGAGTATATCTATCGTTGATTTTAATAGTGATCCAATGACAGTTAGAACTATAAACTCTACCAAAGAATTTGAAGGTAAAGGTAGGAGAGTCAAAGGTTATTGGGATATCAAGTTGCATAATAATTTGCATAGAAAGTATACCAATGTTGGTGCTTTGATAAGGTATCGCTATGCTAATGATGATAAGTGGAAATCCCGGACGGGATACGTTTCCTTCGGTTTACCAAAAGATACTTACACCAACATTCGTGGTGACGCAGTATACGATACTTTTGGTATTCCAGATTCAAAAATAATTTTTTATACAAGCGAACAAGAACTGGCATCTGCTATCGAATCGCATGGTCTTGGTTATAAAGGTATTGGTGTAGATCAGGAATTAATTGTTTTACAATTGATAGGGTTTCACCAAAGAGGTTATG